CAATTCCAATGTTCATACTCATCTGTTTCTCCATTTGCGACATGAGTTAACATTGCAAATGGAAATTGATCTGCTGGATCTTCTACAATAAGTTGTTTTAAAATAACAAAATCATGTTCTGGCAAAAAATTATCAAAAATTTCAACTGTCATTTTTACTTTCTAAGAATTGTTTTTGAAATTCTTCTACTTGATTTTGAATTTCATCAGGAATAGGAGATACTTCGTTTACAGGAACCATCATTACAGACTTTCCATCAGGACGAGTAATCTTCCAACAAACATGTTGATTATCAGTGAGATCTAAAAGAAACTCAAAGTTATCTTCTGCTTGTTCCAGGGTAATTCCAATCGGTCCAATCATCGTACAGCAAAGCAATAAGTAATCAAGTCGTTATCAATAATTTCCTGTATTTGTGAAATTGTTTCAGAGAAACCTTCAGCACCTACAGAATTGAATTGCCATTGAACATCCTTTTCATAACCTTCATCATCTACGAGAGTTACTTTTCGTTTTGAGAAGTTGACAAAGATGTGTGAGAGGGAGTCCATGAGCGTCTCTTCTGTACCTATGTAGTATAGCAGGTTTAAGGAAGAGTGTCAAGCATCAATTGAGGAAGATGGACAGTCCAGTAACTGTCACAACACCGATGGCACTTATAGTTATTGCTGCACCAGCGTTAAAAGTAGCAGCTGCTGATGCGTTCATGTTGATAAGTCCTGCAACAACGTTAACATTAAATGCTCCTGTAGTAACGTTACAGTTATATCCTGTTGCACCACATGTCAGAGAGATAGGACCAACAGGGTTGACCACAGTATATCTTGGAATAGCATCAGTGCTAAGTCCAGGTGTCATGATAGTATCAACAGAACCACCAACCAATCTAGTAATACCAGTTGTAATTACAGGTAATATTGAAGGGACGTTAATAAATTCATAAAGGTGAGGTGTACTTATTTCAACGGAATTACTACCTGCAATAATAATTTCTGCACCAGAGTATGACTGATTAGATGCAGAGTTTTCAAACATACTACCAGTAATTTTGGTAGATAAAGATGCAAAGTTTGCTTCAGCACCTTGCAATTCAAACTTAGCACCAACAGTATTCACATCAACGTCAGAACCAAAGCGAATGGTATGCTTTTGAATATCACTATCTTTACTTTCTCCATCCTTATCAGCAACCTTTGGTGAACCTTCAGCACCAAAGAAGAATCCACCACCAACTTCAATATGACAATCACCAGTAACTTTGAGGAAATAATCACCCTCAACGTTAACTACTTTATCACCATCAACTGCTTTACAATCATCACCATGAACTTCTATGGTAGATGTACCAGCATATGAAGTATGATCAGCAACTAGGTTACCAGTATCACCTTGTCCACCAGTAGAAGATTTTACAGATTCTTTGACTTTTGCTTCTAATTCTTCTTCAGTGGCATTAGGATTTTCCTTCCTAATTTGCCCTCTTGCTACATGTTCTTGATTCTCAGCATTGTTTGCACGAATACTAGTTGTAGTTGTACCACTAGCAGATTTTTTAACACTTGCTTGGCGACCAGGAGTACCAACCCACATTTCGTAGGAACCATCCAGGAAAGTTTTTGCTTGAGTTAAATATGGATCTGCTTCGGAGAAGAATGAATCTAAGAATCCTCCACCACTTCCATTATCACCACAACTACCTCTACTTTTTCCTCTAATTTTATTAATTTGGTCTAACTCTGCATCAGTACAATGAGTAACACCGAATAAAGGATACCAACCAACAGTATCTTTACCACCTTTGGGTTCCCTATTACATCCAGACGTTGCAAACTTAATAAACAGTGCAATTAGACCACTGATAGATGTAATACCCTTTTTAATTAAGTCTGTACCTTCTTCAAAGATACCACTTGCATCTTTCCAGGCATTAATAATTTCTTGTGCTTGCTTAACACCATCAACAATGGTAGTAACAGTATCAACAATTTGAAGAACTTGATCAAGAATTTGTTGTACTTTACAAACTACTTGGTTAATTACTTCCTGAACACCTGATAGAACCATTTCTGCTTTTGAAATGGCACCATCTAACAGACTCTCAATAAAACCAATTACACTACCAACTGGGTCTGAAATATAACCAATTAACTGCTGGTCAATATTACATAGTGAACTCAGAATTGTAGTAACTGCTGATTGAATTGTTGTAAAAATAACAAAGGGAGCACCAGTAGCACCACCCAACAAATTAACAAGTTCTAATTGTTCTGCTAAGTTTGCTAGAGCTTGTCTAACAGCAGACACAACTTGAGCAAATACTGCACCCAAGAAGTTTTGCAATTTTGCAGTTAATGCTTTTGCTTTTACAATTTTTCCAGTGACAATATCTAAAAAGTCGCCATTTTCTGCTTTTACAAGACTACCAGCACTATCTCCAATATCTTCTAAAAGATAACTGAGTTGATACTCTAGAGTTTTCCATGGTCCACCAACACCATTTGCTGCAGGAATTGGAAGATCAGGTTCTCTAGGTTTAGTTGGATTAGAAGAACTACCTGCAATACCTGACTGATTACCAACATTATTAGGGGAACCAATTCCTCCAGGTTGTGAAAGTTTTGCGTTTGGAGTCGAGACTGTATTATTCTCACCAGTTCTTTTGAAAGAACCTTCTGCCATAGTATTTGTTTCACCAATTGGCAGAGAAGCAGGATTAGGTGCAACACCTGGTTCCATATTCTCGCCAGTAAAGGCAAAAATCTTCTCATCCGCAGTATCAGCAGATTTTTTAACTCGAAGAACACCAATAACGATTGGCATTTGAGCAGATTCTCCGTCCATGAAGAATCCCATAACGATCGCACCAGGTTGCAATTGACCAGAAGATTCACCCTGACCATCATTACCTGCTTGAGATGTATGTTGCAATACAGTTGCCCATGGAAGATGTTCTGTAGGTAAATCACCTACAGTTCCTCCACGAACATTAGTATAATACCCAAGCACACGACATTTAACCCGACCCAATTCCATAGGGTCTTCGTTATCTTCTACTTCACCAACCCACCAAAAAAATCCGTCTTTACCGACAAAATTTACGGTAGGTTCATTAATGATGCCGTCAATTGTTTGCATAATTTTGCAAATGCTACAAAGTTATTTATCGATATATCCGAAGTCTTCCAGATACTTACGTGTTAGTGGAGTAGGAGGATAGACTTCCCACATAGCACCACCAGCACAGGCAGCAAGGGCATCCATAGTCATGTTTTCAGTACGACCTGCCCAACCTGCTTCTGCTTCCCATGGCACAGCAGACTTAGGATAGGTGCGTTCTGCTAATACACGCCAAATCATAGGAACTTCATCCTCTGGTTTGATAATAGCAATCAAACTGTTATCAATCGTACCTGCCATACAATCTTGTGCAGCGTGCCATCCTTCATGACGCATAACCATCATCAACGTACCAGGTTTACCCATAAAGTTCTTATTCAGAAAGAAGTTATTGGATACAGTATGGTATACACCACGATGTCCTGCAGGGAAATACTTTTCATCAGCAAGGAATACATTCACACCAACTTGATTGAGTGAGTGTAGGATGTTATGGAACTCACCAGTGACGCCAGTGAATTCTTCGGTGTTATCATACTCCGATGAGATATCAAGCATAGAGTATACTTTCTTAACACCATCGGTGCATTCACCTAGTAGCATACATCCCATGGAGTGCATGGTCTTGTATTCAGTTTCTCTAATTGGTTCTGCCATAGCAGGAACTACAGATCCTAAGAGTCCGAGTGTCAAAAAAGCATTAATAAGTTTGTTGTTCATAATAATAAATTGAACATGCCCGAAGAGGGGATCGAACCCCCGACAATCTCCGTGTAAAGGAGGTGCTCTACCGCTGAGCTATTCGGGCTTCTTAGTAAAGCGATACAGTTCTGTACTACCCCACATAAGTTCACCTGTTTCCAAATCTCTTCCTTGGTCGCAAGTATGTAGTTTGTCTTGAAAGACATGTATTTCAGAGATTACACGGTCTCCCCTATAACCTCTACAATTATCTCCAGCAAGTTGACCGTGCCATGCCTTGCCATCGAACTTAAATATCATATCACAATCTTCGTGTCTTGTCCAGTCCAAGTGATAGTTCTCTACCAATACCTCAGTCTCAGACAGTTCGACAATCTTGTGATTCTTTTTTCTATAATAATTATCAGGTCCATCACAACGTTTAAAGTTCATTGATTGGTATCCCTCTTCATAACGTTTCCAAATAATCTCTACTGAAACGAAGTGATGAGGATTTGATTGTGCTTGTGATTTATTTGACCAATGACCAATAATATAGTCTTCAAAGTTAGTCGTCATAAACTAAACATTCTGGTTCTGATGGATTCTGGTCACAAAAGAGCTCTAAGTATGTTGGATCGTGATGATCACCTGCTTCAATCTCTGACTTATGATGTTCTACATATTCTTCTAATTCGTGTAGTTCGCCCTCAATGTGGCGACGTTGTTGTGGAGAGATGGATGGAGTATCCAAAATCTCTTTGTCCTTTTCAATATGCTTTTCGATGCTTTCCATAGCATGTATAATAGTGATACGGTATTATTTAGTAGAAGCTCAAATTTGTTCTGAACCTCTCACAAGGTTATTATAGTACTTTAATGAGTGCTTGTCAAGTTAGATGGTCGAATCTTTCATCAATAAAAGTTCTGTAACCATGTTGAATCCTGTTGTTTTATGTGATAAACTAGCAATCAAGTATCTACCACTATATCTTTCATCGAGTGTTGGTTTACTACCTTTCCTAAATGTTGCTGGTAGTTCAATCTCAATACCCGCACCAACATATAAATCAAGATTTCCAGGGATTTCGATTTGAAGTTTTGTAGATTTCAATGACTCCATTCTCATCCATTGATATGCTTGCAATTCGACTAATGCCTCATAGTTTTTCTGAGGATTGTTTTGATATTTGGGGTCAAAGATTTGATTAGGTAATACTGTATATCTAACTCGTTTTGGATAATCAATCATTGCCTTGATGCCGTCGTCCATAGATTCAATAGGATTAGTATTTCTACCACCTTTTAAGTGAGACATTTTATTCCACTCTTCATTAATGCTGTAGCGATAAGCATCTACAGACATATCTGTACTTTCACCAAATTTAGAATTTGATATAGTGTTAGGATCAAAACCGATACTAAATCCAGACCAAGTTCCATGTCTAAGACCCATCAAAAAGTTTTTTT